CGAAGGACATCAAGTTCTGGCGGGCCCTCTACAAGGACCGCGCCTACAACACTATCGAAGAGTACAACCGCCTGGAAGGCTACGGCTCTTCCGAGAGCATCTGGATGGGCGAGGGTGACCTTCCCCAGGAAGACGACTCGGAGTACAGCCGGCAGTACACCCGCATCAAGTTCATGGGCATCGTCCGCCGCGTGACTCACGTCATGACGGTCATCAAGGCCGCCCACGGCGACCCGGTCGCCCGCGAGCAGGTCAACGGGACCTTGCACCTCCTCCGGCAGGTCGAGCGGTCGCTCTTCAGCGGGAACGAGGATCTCAATTCGCTTCAGTTCGACGGCCTGGAGAAGCTCCTCTCCGAAGCCTGGGGCTCGACCGTCGAGGACGACGGCCACGTCTCCGGCTACGGCTCGGACTACGTCATCGACGCCCGCGGCGGCCCGCTGACCGAGGATCTCATCACCGACCTCTCGGAAATCCTCGTTCGCGAGCCCAACTATGGCGCCCCAAGTGACTTCTGGACCGGCACCGGCCCCATCAAGGACATCAGCAAGACGATGTACCCGAAGGAGCGAGTCAACCTCCCGGCCCCGAAGAACGGCGTTGCGGGCGTTGCTATCGAGAGCATCCTGACTCCGTTCGGGGTTATCGCGCTCAACCCCGACATTTTCATCCCCCAGTCATCCGCGCCGTCTGCGTCGGGTGTCGGCAAGACCGCGCTCCGCGCGGTCGCCCCGACCGTCACCAGTGCATCCGCGGCGGCCTACTCCGGCGCGAACACGAACCACTGGGCCACCGCGGACGCGGGCGACTACTACTACAAGATCGTCGCGGTCAACAAGTACGGGAAGAGCACGCCCATCACCAGCTCCGCGGTCACCGTGGTCTCGGGTGACGTGGTCTCCGTGGTCATCGCCGACAACGGCAGCGACACGCTGTACTACGAGGTCTCGCGTTCGACGAAGGACGGTGCGGCCTCGACCTGCAAGCACGTCGCCTCCGTGGCCCGCTCCGCCGCGTCCCAGACCTGGAAGGATCTCAACCGCTTCCTCCCCAGCACCTACAAGGGCTACCTGCTCACGCAGACCTCAGAAGTGCTCAAGTGGAAGCAACTCGCCCCCCTGCTCAAGCTGCCGCTCGCACAGATCGACAGCTCGGTTCGCTGGATGCAGCTCCTCTACGGCGCCTTGCAGGTCATGGCGCCCCGCAAGTGCGGCATGGTCATCAACATCGGCAACCTGGAAACCGGCGCCTACGCCTAACGGCGAGGGGCGGGCGCGATTGTCGCTCGCCCCGTAGGCTTCCCCCCCATCTTTCTCCCGGAGAACCTCGCATGGCCGCGCTCCTCGCTCTTGTTATACTCGCCCACAAGCTCGCGCATGCGCGGGGCGAACGCGTCTCCGCCGGTCCAGGCGTTGAGTACATGGTCGGGCCAGACGGGCTCCTGTACCAGTGCGAGATGCTCAAGGGACCGAAGCGGGGGCACCGGACTGCCGCACTCCCGGGCGTGCTCCCAGTGCACGTTCCCGGGCTGCTGCGCTCTTCGAGCATTCGCGAGGTCCTGGACTACGCCGGCCCGGTCGCTACGTCCAGCCCGGCTGATACCGAGTTGGCGGAGCGTGCGCTCGACTACGCCATCCTTGTCGACGACTACCACGCGGTCAGCCTGCACAACGACCAGCTTCGTGAGGAGAACGGGCGGTTGCGGTCCCAGCTCGCGGCTGCGCACGGTGCGATTGTCGCCCCGCTCCCGGCCCCCGCCGAGCCCCTTTTCTCGTCTGCACCTCTTCCTCCGCCGCCTCCCCCGGCGGGCGACAATGCCCCCGACCTCGCGGCCCTGGGCTTGTCTGTGAGCAAGCTCGGTGCGGCCATCGCGGTCGGCGAGCACGACGAGCACCTCCGGGCGCTCCGCGCTGCCGAGGTCGCTGGCAAGAACCGGACATCGGCCCTTGCGGTCATCGACGCGCGCCTCGCGGCGCTCGGCACCCTCACCTGATTAGGAGCCCCCCATGAGCGTCACGTTCACCGACGAGCAGAAGCGCCTCGTCAACTCGTACTACCCCGGGCTCGGGACCATCCCGCCCAGTGTCGGTTCTGGCGGGCTCCTGACCGTGATTGCGGACGCGGTCGATGCGGCTATCGCCGCCGGCCCCACGGCAGACGCGGCCGCCGCGCTGGCCGCCGCCAACGAGGCGGACGACACGGCCGACACCGCGCAGGCGGCTGCCGTGGCCGCCCAGGCCGACATTGACGGGCACCAGGACGGCGGCACCAGCAAGCACGACGCGACCGAGGTCGACTACGAGCGCGCGGACGGCTCGAAGAAGAACATTCAGGCAGGCAGCGACGCTGTCGAGGCCGCGCTCAGCGACCTCGACGACGCGACCGGGCTACTCTCTGGGCTCACGACGACCGACAAGGCTACCGTCGTCGCGGCCATCAACGAGGTCGACGCGAATGCGGACACGGCGAACGCCCGTATCGTGAACCGGGTTGACCCGATGGGCGTCTTCGGTACCTGGGGCAAGGACGTGGACGGCGCCGAAACCAATGGGGGCGGGCTTGTCGGCGTGACCGCCGCGCTCACTCAGGTCGGGGCCGGGCAGGCGAAGTGCGACAACGGGGGCGTCATTGGGAACCTTTCGGCGGGTCCGCTCGCCGGGTACACAAGCAACTACCAGCTCTTTCCCGACGTCCCCATTGATAACGACGCTTTCTATGTCGGTCGGGTCGTACCTTTTTGTGAGTTGGCCTTCGACATCGGGACGGCCCAGGTCAGCACGGGGGCGTGCATCACCCCAGAGTACTGGAACGGCGCAGCCTGGGCCACGCTCACGAACCTGGTCGACGCGACCAGCGCCGCGGCTGTGGACGGCACCCGCCCCTTCGAGCAGGACGGGGCCATGACCTTCTTCCCGCCCGCGGACTGGGCTCAGTGCTCGATTGATGCCATCACCGTCTACTGGGTCCGTTTCCGCGTCTCGACGCAGGCGAACATGGGTGTCGCGCTGGGAACCATGAACGCGAAGCAACCGGAGGTCGTGACGCCCGGGGACGGCTACCTTGCGCGGTTGACCGGTACCATCGAGACCATCCGGCTCAATGACGGCGGGGCAACGCTGCACACCACGGCCGACGTGAAGTTCTTTCTCATGGACTACACGACCGGCGTGACGAGCGGTTTGCTCACCTTCGCCCAGGACCAGCGGACGGACTACTGGACCGGCCTCGCGATGGCCGTCGCCGACGGCGACGAGCTGGGCGTCGTGTGCGTCCAGGAAGACGGGACGAACGAGCCCGCGAACGTGCTCCTGGAGCTGGGCTACGTGGTGACGTGAGCGAGGTAAGCCATGAGCGTTGACGACCAGAGCCCACGCGGCGGGCTGCGGCAGAACCAGCGGCGAGCGGGCGTTTTCGAAGACGCCCGGCCGTACCTTCTTTCCGGTGACTACACGGCCGCCGACCTCGAAGCGGCACGCGCGGACGCGGAGTGGGGCAGCCCCATCGACGTGCGCGGTCGCGACGAAATCTCTGTGCTCGCGACCTTCGCGGTCGTCGCCGGCCAGACCGCGCTCACCATCGCCTTTCAGGACGGGTCCTCCGATTCGAAAGACGATGCCGAGTGGTATGACCGACACGTCGGCTTCGAGCAGGAGCAGGGCAACTCGGCGACCATCCCCACGACGCCCCGTGATCTTGTGCTCGACGTGAGCGGGTTCACGGCGGCGACCCACCGCATCCTGGTCGCGCTCAAGGTACGGGCGCCCTACATGCGCTTCAAGCCCTTCGTGACTGGGACGGTCGAAGATACCCGGTGTACCCTCCAGGGTATTCGCTATCTCCGGTCGTCGTAGATAGCCCGGAGTCAGGCGGTAATGGCGACCACGATCATCACCGGCACCATTCAGGACGCCTCCGGAAGCGGCGTCCAATACGCGGTCGTCCGATTGTCGCCCAAAGCCGCGAGCCCCGGTGAAGCCGAGGCCATCAGGGGAATCGGCATCATTCGGGATGTCGTGGAGGTTTTGACGTCATCGAGCGGGACATTCTCGGTTACCGCGGTTCAGGGCTTTCAGTACACGCTCTCCATCCCGTCGCTTGGATTCGAGCGCGTGTTTCGGTGCCCGTCGAGGGCGACAATCGCCTTCCACCTCCTCGGATTGTCGCCCAGCATCACGGGCGCCCCGTCGGCCGTTGACGCGGCGGGCCAGACCCAGGTCTTCGCGCTCGTCCGAGTCGTCAGCGAGCCCACGGTGCGCGAGCGGTTCGACGAGCTGGTCGTAGAGTCGGCGACCGACTTGGGCGGTCCCTGGGCCGAAGTCGAACGCTGGACCCTGCTCTCAGGGAAGACCAGCTACGTCTACAACGACGACCCCTCGTCCGTTGGCGTGTTCTACCGGGCGCACTACGAGGACAGCGCGACGGGCGACGCGTCCGACGACTCCGACGCCTTCTCGGCTGCCGACGAGACCTCGAACGACATCGTCATCAGCGTCGACGACCTCAAACGAACCTACTTGACTGGCGTTGATCTGACGGACGACTCGGGCACACCGTTCCCCGAGAGCATGTTCCGGGCGTACCTTGCCGCGGCCGTCGATCAGTGCAGCAAGGAGCTGGATATTGACATCGCGCCGATTGAGGTCACGAACGAGACTCACGACCATTTCGCGCAGGATTACGGACGCTGGGGCTTCTTCAAGATGCACCACTGGCCAATCATCCAGATGCGGTCGGTGTCTTTCCAGTACCCAACGATGGAGAGCGGTGTTGAGTACGACCTTGAGTGGGTCGTCCTTGAGGAGGAAGGTGCGTCCGGCGTCATCCAAATTGTCCCTGGACGCGGGAGCATTGCCGACGTGCTCCTCATCCCGGGCTCGCTTATGCCGCTCTGGAGCGGGGCGACCGGGCGCGTGCCCGGTGTCTGGCATTTCGACTACCGCGCGGGCTTCGAGATAAACAGCGTTCCCCCGCTGCTCAAGCACGTCATCGGCATGGCCGCGGCCATCGGCGTCCTCAACATCGCGGGCGACCTCGTCGCGGGTGCCGGTATCGCGACGAAGAGCGTTTCTGTGCCTGGGCTCTCCCAGTCCATCGGGACGACATCATCGGCCACGAACGCCGGCTACGGCTCGCGCATCATCGAGTATCAGAAGGAGATCAAGAGCGCCATGCCGACGCTCAAGGCGTTCTTCGGGAAGACCATCCGCATGGTTGTGGCGTAATGGCCGACCCGACCCGTGAGAGCCGCATTCCCTACGCCGAGCCGAAGTCCGGCCCGATGTCCTCGTTCCAGCCGGACGAGTTCGCGAAGGCCATCCAGGCCCAGGGTCTCGACTTCGAGTGGTCCCGCGCGGTCGAGTGCCCGTGCATCATGACCGATAGCGACCAGTTCAACCCGGCATGCCTGCGGTGCCAGGGCGATGGGTGGTGGTACGTCAACCCGGCCCAGTACGATGAGCCGCACGCGACGCGGAACAACCTGCTCGTCAAGGTCATCTTCGGCGCGACCGGGCACTGGTCGAACGACCAGTTCAAGCCCTTTGGCGGCTGGTCGACGGGCGAGGGTACCATGACCATGCAGTCCGAAATGAGCGTCGGCTACCGCGACCGCTTCGTCGGCGTGCAACAGCGCATGGGCCGGAGCGAGACGCTTATCCGCGGCACCGGGCGGGTCGCTGGGTCGATTGTCGCCGTCGGCAAGGGCAAGCGGACGACCGCGGCCCAGCTCGAAGCCCTCCGGTACGAGCCGCTCGTCGTGTCCTTCGTCGCCGACGACGACGCGGCCGGGGGCACGGTCTACTACCCGCGCCGCGACTTCGTCCTCATGGAGCGCCAGCTCACGGAGCCCGTGCGGCTCCGCTGGCTCCCGAACAAGGGTCCGGCCGAAGGCGCGCGCTACACGGTCCACTACGACTTCCGCCCGGTCTGGGTCGTCGACGACTCGCCCCAGGCGTTTGTGACGACGAACGTCGGCCCGGCCCGCGGCGCGAAAGGCGTGCGCGAGCCCCGCGCGCTTCCGACCGCCTTCAAGGTGCTTTTGGACTTTCTCACACCGGCCCGGGGCTCGTAGTGCTCACGGTCGAAATTACGGCTCCCGTGGCGCTCCTGGGCATCAAAGGGGCGATTGTCGCCGCGCTCCCGGAGATTGCGACGGCCATCGTCGGCGAGATCAAGGCGCTCGCCCAGCGCGACCTCACGACCTCCGGGGCCGACTACGCCCAGGCCGTGCACCTCATCCACATTCCGCTCTCCGCTGGGAGGCTCCAGGGCGAAGCGACATTCGCGACCATCGTCCTCACGGGCTGGCTCGCGAACGCCGTCGAGGCTGGCTGGGGCGGGGGCGACATGAAGCCCGGTCTCCTCGCCGGGCGCAACGCGAAGACGACGAGGGACGGCGGGCGCATCGCCTACATCCCGTTCCGGCACGGCACGCCCGGCACGTCCGGCCGCTCGTTCGCCTCGATGGGCTCGGTCCATCAGGCGCACGGAATGTCGCGGTCCGACGCCGAGCAGCTCGGGCGCTCGGTCCACAAGGCCGCGAAGGCGCTCGGCCCGACGACCTCGCACCCGGGCGCCGGGACGAGCTGGGGCGACCGGCTCTCGGCCGGCCTGGCGCCGAAGCTCGCGAACCGGACGAGCGGCTACCAGCACAAGACGGACATCTTTGCCGGCATGGTCCGCAAGGAGAAGACCTACGGGGCCGCCACGCAGAACAGCTACACGACGTTCCGGGCCGTGAGCGACCGGAGCGACCCGGCGAGCTGGATCCACCCGGGCATCATCCGACACGACTTCTTTGGCAAGGCCGCGAAGCGCGTGCCCGGCATCGCCGCGCTCATCTTCGACGGTGTTCTCAGAGGAATGAACCGAGGA